CTCAATTTCCTCGGAGAACAGCACCTGCTGATCAGCCGGCACCGAAAATGTCGCGCCAGAGGCCACCCGAGTAGGCGGATAGCTGGCAGCAGCCGCTACCGGCGTGACGTTGACCGCTTGGATGTTGGCGGTCCTGGTTCTGGCTCCGCGCGCCATTACGTTGCCGTCCGCCAGTCGCCGCCGAGGAACAGGGCTCGCTCAGCTTTGCGGCGGCGCAGCAGGCCCTTCTCGACCGGCGTTCCCCGGCTGATCCATTTCAGGAACTCGTCGGCCGCGATCTCGATGTGGCCGGAGTTGACCATGCGCAGCAGCGTGGATCCCCGCAGCGCGCCCAGCCCGCAGTTGAACGCGAACGACACGATGGCGTCGAACTGCGACTGCGTTACAGGCCGCGTCAGGGCTGCGCTGACGCCGGCCTCAAAGCGCGCAAGATCGGCGCGCAGCAGTTCCTCCGCGCGCATCTGCGTGATGACCTGGCCCTTGGCGACATCCTTGCCGGTGTGACCGTAGCCGATGGTCCACGGATCGCCGCCCGTCTTGGGGTCCGGGTATGCCTTGAGGTGGCAGCCCTCAAAGTTCTGGATCAGGGCGATGCCGGTCGTGCTGATGCGCTGGCTCACTTGTAAGCCCTCACGACCATGCGCCAGCTCGTCGCAGTGATCGCGTTCGCGCCACTGCCGTTCTTGGCGATCAAGCTGGGCACGCTGCGAATGCCGATGTAGACGTTGGTCGCGTCCGCCGATACCGAGACGCCGCGCGTGCCCGTCGGCTCGTAGTAGCTCGACAGCGTGACGACATCTCCGACGTTGAAGGTCACGTCTGCCGTGGTGCAGACCAGCAGCAGTTCAAACATGGTCGGCACGACTCCGAGGCCATGCGCGATGGTCAGCCCCGAGTTTGCAGTGAATGTCTGCTGCGATGACACGAACGAAGCCGAGAACGGGCTGTTCGCAATGCCGGTTGCCAGAGGCCACAGCGTGATCCAAGCCGAGTTGGCCGCGTTGCGCTGCTTGAGGAATCCCGCCGTCGTGTCAGCCCACAGCATGTAGGCGTAGCGCGTGGCGGGCTCGGCCGGACCGCTGTTGAGCGACACAGTTGCGGCGAGCGCGCCGTTGATGTCGGCTCGAAACGATGCGCCAGACTGGTTGTCGATCAGATAGTCATGCTGGCTCATACGGCCTCGGAATTGGTCAGGGTCACGGTGATGGCGTTCGAGTTGGCGGTGGCGCCGAGCGAGTCAACCGCCGTGCAAATGAAGGTGGCGGAACGCACGCTGGACGGCGGCACCGGACCCTTGAAGCGGGTGCGAATACTGGTCGGGCTGGTGGCGCTGATGGAGTCGCCCGACAGCTTGGACCATGTGTAATTGTACGGAGGCGTGCCACCGCTGGCAAAGGCGTCTGCATAGTCCACGGTGCTGACCGACAGTGCGCCCGTTCCGGCCCCAAGGACCTCGCTCGGCGACGCTGTGACGGTGACGGGTCCGCCCGGTGTTCCAGTGCCGCCGCCAGAGCCGCCAGCGTTGCCGGCGACCGCCCGTCCGTAGCCCTTGGCCAGCCAGTCGATCGTTCGCGCCACGCCTGCCCCCGCGCTGTTCTTGATCTGCACGGTGAAGCCCTCGTTGCTCTGCGAGGTTATCTCGACGTAGTCGCCACTGGCGAGGTTCTGAGCCGTGACATTGAGTGACGGCTGAACTCGGAACGGTTCAAAGTACGTCACGACCAAGCCGCCCGATGGCACGCTCAGCCCGGTCTGCGACTCGATGCGGTCGGGCATGTCCACGACCACCTCGCAGCGAGATAGCTGGATGGCCTTGCCGGGGTCATCGGATGTCAGCTCGGCCTTAAACCGGAAGCCGCGACCCTTGAAGTCGCCGACGACAAAGCGCTTCCACGGCGACCACTGATTCAGGGCCGGATCAACCGCCGTAGTCGAGACGAACACACCCGCGTCGGTGCCGGAAATCCGGTCGCCGTCGATGCTGGTCAGGCCGTCCACGTCGGTCCACAGGTCAACGGCGTCGGTCAACAGATAGGACTGCGCTTCAATCTGCGACGTGACGCGGCAGGTGTTGACCTCGCCCAAGTCAACGATCTCGTCGAACAGGTAAATGCCAAGCGGCGCCGACCCGCCGACGAAATCCACAAGCGAGACGGTGTCGATCGCCGGGTAGCTGTCGATGGAAACGGCATTGCCCAGTTTGAGTACGCCGCCCTCGGCGTAGACGCTGAACTTGTCGCCCTCAAACTCGGGCTGCTCAATGCGGGCCTCAACGGCGTTGAACAGCACCGGGCTGCCCACGTCGCTGACAATGATGACCTCGTTGACAGAGTAGAGGCCGCCAGCGTCGAGCGCCTTGAGCATGTAGGTGCCGGACAGCAGCGGCGCGGAGCCGGACGAGGCCGAGCCGCTGAACTCAGCCAAGTTCGTGCCGCTCTCCCACGTCGCGCCGATGATCTCCGGGCTGTAGCGCAGGATGATCCGGCCGCCGATGCGGACATCGAGGTTCGTTGACTGATCCCACGTCAGGAACGCGGTGCCCTCGGATGCGGCCAGCGAGAAGTTCGTCAGATCGTTCGGCGGCGCGGTGTTCCCGCCGACGTAGCCGTATGCCAGGCCCGCATTGCCTCGCGCGCCGCTGATGCCGATGCCGTAGACCTCGACCGTGTACAGGCCGGCGACGGCGTCCAGGATCTCGACCGAGTTTCCGGCGACCGCGACCTCGACCGCGTTGGAGTCGTCCACCGTGTAGCGCACGACGTAGCTGCTCACCAGCGGCTGCGCGTCCCACGAGATTTCGGCCAGCGTCTTGACGCCGCCGTCGGACTCGTACAGCGACTCCGTGATGGTGATGTTCGTCGGCGCTTGCGGGCGCCCGCGCAGGCTTGAGATGTTGCGAGTCTCAAGGATCAGGTCGCGCTCGATCACGTCGTACTTGCCGGGGTTATGAGCCACGGCCGCGAACTCGTAGATGCCGCGCTCGGGCTCGGCGACGCTGACGACCCGGAACAGCTGCGGCTCAATGGCCGACGACGCCAGCAGCCAGATCGCCATCGGCGGCGGAGCCGACGGCAGCGGCGACACAGTCAGCGAACTGGTCGTTCCGGGCGGGCTGGTGACGGCCACGTCCACAACCGTCTGCGCGTCCATCAGCACGGACAGGGTGTAGCTCTGGCCCGACACCAGCGTGACCGGCGCGTCCAGTTCCACCGCCGTCGTGGTGCCGCTCAGAATGCGACCGCCGAGGCGGCTGCCGGCCCGCGCAGGGTCTGCCACGGCTATGATCTGACCGGGGCGGCCGACGGCACCTTCAAGGCCGGTCTTGAATGACACGACCTCGGACTCGTTCTGCTCGGTGTACAGCAGCCACCGGCCGACGCGATTTGCCTGACCGCGCGAGGTGCATCCAACCGCGACCAGCTCCGACGAGTTGATGCCGTAGCGCGCGATTCCGGCCTCGTCGGCAACGTACTCGACCTTGAGCTTGCCGAAGTCGGTCAGGTCGTTCCACGACACGAGCGCGACCGTGTGGCGCTGCTTGAGGCTCGCGCCGCTGTAGGTAAACAGGCCGTCGATCACGTTTGCGGCCGTGTACAGATGGACGGGGTCGCTCGGGGCGTCCTGCGATGCGGTGACGGCGCCGGCCGACCAGTACGACATGCCGCGAAACACGGACGAGAGCGCTTGCAGGACGTTGTAGGCTTCCTGCCGGGTCTGGAAGTAGACGTTGCAGGTGAAGCGCGGCTCAAAGCCGCCGTAGCCGTCCGGCACCTGCTCGTCGCAGTAGCGGCCGATGCTGTACAGCGCCCACTTGTCCACCTGCGCGGGGTCAACGAACTGACCAAGGCCGTAGCGTTCCGCTGTGGCCATGTCGTAGAAGATCCACGCCGGGTTGTTGGTCCACGCGATCTTGAACGTGCCGTCCCACGATCCGGTGTAGGTGCGCAGGATCGGGTCGTAGTTCACCGGCACTCGGACGCGCAGCAGCTTCATGTCGTAGGCGCGCGTCGGCACCGACGTGAACTGCGATGCGTCCACCGACATCGCGACCAAGGCGGTATTCGGGTAGCGCAGCTTCGCGAAGATGACTTCGCTGATGCTGTCGAAGAACGTCAGGTTTTGCAGCTTGGCGTTCGCGTTGTCGTCGGTGATCCGGCGCACGCGAATGTCCCACGGCGCCGACCCGGTGAGCTTGATCCGGTGCTGCTTCTGGTAGCGGCGCGATGTCTTGCCGGTGATCTTCTCGAAAACCTTGGTGACGTATCCGCCGCCCGCGCTCTGCAAGTCGATCTCGTACTCGACCGACGACCCGATGATGTTGCCTTTGTCGTCAATGCGGAAAAGCTGCGGGATGCCGATGATGACATCCACCGCGTCGATGCCCGCATTGCTGACAGAGCGGATCACGGGCGCCGACTGCTTGACCTCGACGCCGACTTGGGTCGCGGACTCGACCGCCTCAAAGCCCTCGATGTGATCCTGGCCTTGAGAGCCCGGCCGAAACGCGACATTGACGCCCTTGAAATTGAACGTGCCGTCGGGATTTTGCAGCGGGACTTCATTCAGGTAGATCGAGCGCGCGCCGTTGACCAGCCCCTCGATCTCGCCCTCGCTGATGGCGTCCACGACGCGAGCAAAGGACGTGCTGTTCAGCGTGTCTGGCGACTCGTTGCCGCCCTGCGCGCCGCCCTTGCCGCCGCCGTGGCCCCGGATGATCCTCACGGGATCGCCCCTGCACCCTCGGGGATGCCAGCGCCGGCATCGCCCACGCCACCGATAACGCCGTCGTCCTCGAAACGAAGGCCGATCACGCTGATGCCGGCGCTGATGACCGCGCTGCCGACAATCATCCGGCCATAGCCGACGGGCACGCACTGGCCTTGGGCGGTCGTGTTGACCGGGCCGTCGAACACGTTGTTGGGGCGCTCATCCTCCTGCGGCTCGCTCGGCTTGATAGTCGGCGCCAGCAGCTGCACCACGCCGCCGAGGGTCAGCGACACGCCGAGGCTGAACAAGGCCGAGGCGACGATCGTGTTGAGGCCGGGGATGAAAGCCGATGCGATCAGTGCCGCTCCGGTCACGATTTGCAGTAGCGGGCTCTTGCCGCCGTTGATGACCGGCGAGATGATGATCTTGCCCGACCCGCTGATCGCCAGTTCGGATTCCCCGGCAGGCGACCGACCGTTGAACACGGCGTAGCCGACGCCGCGCTCGGCCAGCGCCAGGATGCGGCGGCCAAAGCCGGGGTAGTTGGCCTCCATGGCGCGCACAGCCTCAGCGGGGCTCGACACTGCGAGCCGGTGACGGCGGCCGTACTCTCGGCCCAGCACGCCCGCGAGAATCACGTCACGCACGACTCATGCCTCACGATCAGCAGGGTGGACTTGCGCCAGTAGCCGCCGTACACGTCGCGACACGAGAGGCGGCGCTGCAAGTGATGCAGGATCACGTCGTCGCCGAGGTAC